TTGGCGAGCTGACCTCTGGCGAGGTCTCCGCTGAGCGCCAGGAGACGTCCGTGCGGTCGGGCTTCCGTCAGGTCACGGGCCAGCTTGGCTTCGAGCTGTCGCCCGAGTCCCAGGACGACCTTATCGAGCTGGCCACCTCCGAGCCGTTCGCTGGCGTCGCGAACCCCATCTCCAGTCAGTCGCTGACCTACGTGCCTGCTGCCGGCGGCGTCGCGGAGCATTTCACCTACACGGCCAACGCCCTCGACAACGACGACAAGCGGGTCGCCATCTTCGAGACTGGCTCCGGTGTCGGTGACCAGCGCTTCGTCGGCCGGGTCGACGCTTCCACCACCAAGGTGCACGTCATGGTCAAGATGAACAGCGTGGCGCTCGCGTCCGGCACCTTCAGCGAGGTCGCTGCTCAGGAGAGCCGGGTCAAGAAGTCGCCCATGCTCTACAGCGAGATTCACAAGTCCTACCCCGACGTGAGCCTTGAGCAGGTCTTCAGCGGCGTTACCGTCAACAACCTGTCGCTCTCGATCCAGCCCGGAAGCCTCGTCACGGGAAGCGCCGACCTGCTCGGCCTCAGAGCCGGGAACATGCAGGCTGCCGGCACGGCTGGCGTGACCACGAACGCCGCCCCCACGACCACCGCCTACTCCCCCTTCGCCTCGTGCGTCGGCATCGGGGACAAGCCGGTTGGCGTCGTGTCGGGTCTTGACTTCGCGATCAACAACAACCGGGAGACCGTCCCGCTGCTCTGCTCGCCTGACGCTGACAGCGTCTACGAGGGCGTGGCGAACGTCACCGGCACCGTCACCCTCCTCTTCGAGGACGCGGTGGAGTACAACAAGTTCCAGGATGAGGAGGAGACGACCCTCACCGTCGCTCTCAAGGACACCGTCGATGGGCTCTCCCCCAACGTGATGATCGTCCACTTCCCCCGCGTGCGCTACAACCAGCCCAGCTTCGAGGTGCCCGCCAACGGCCCCGTGGTGCTGACGCTGAACTTCCGCGCGCTCCAGACCGAGGTCAAGTACGGCGCCGCCACCGGCACCCAGACCTCCGCCATCTTCCACAAGATCGCCTGATATAAGGAGCACCTGAACTATGGTTAGCCAATCTGGAGCGACGACGACCGTGGTCATCACGGACCCGTCGGCAGACTCCTCGACTATCAACCGGCTGGGCTACGGCTCCTCGTCGGACAACTTCGCGGCTGGTGCGCTATACACCGACTCCGGCAGCACGTGGGACCTTGCTTCCGACGCTGACGGCTTCGGCAGGGGCCTCCGAGATATCGGCGTCCTGGGCCACTACGTGCTCGTCGACGGCGGGACCACCTACGAGTTCTTCGGGATCACCACCGCGTCAGCCGCGTCTAACGACCTGGAGGTCGAGGTCACCGAGTGGGTGTCCGCTGACCCCGGGGCCGACGTCGCGTCGTTCACCCCGGACGCCGGTAGCAGCTACGCGGCTGCCTCTGACTTCTTCACGATGCGCCTCACGGACCGCAACGGCCCCTCCCTGGAGGTTGGCGAGCTGACCTCTGGCGAGGTCTCCGCTGAGCGCCAGGAGACGTCCGTGCGGTCCGGCTTCCAGCAGGTGACCGGGCAGCTCGGCTTCGAGCTTTCCCACCTGTCGCAGGACACGCTGATCGAGCTGGCCACGGCTGACCGCTTCTCCTCCATGGGCGACGACGTTCCCGTGGCCACGGATGCGTGGAACGGCTCGGCGGTGTACACCCCGGGAAGCGGCATGACTGGTCTGACCAACCTGGTCGCTGGCAACAACGGGACGTATGTCCGGGTCGTCCTCACCGACTCCAGCTCGGTCGCGCTGTACTCCTTCCTGGGTAAGCAGACGAGCGTCTCCGCTATCACCGAGATTCACACTCTCGGTGGCGAGCGGCCGGAAGCCGCGATCTCCGGGGGCACCGACAACAAGGTTGGGGTGTTCACCTTTGATGCGTCGTTCGTCAAGAAGTCCACGATGAAGTACGCCACGATCGTCAAGGACTACCCGGAGATCGAGGTGGCGCAGGCGTTCGGCGGGTGCACCGTGAACAACCTGTCGTTCTCTATTCAGCCTGGAAACCTCGTGACCGGTACCGCGGACATCCTCGGCCTGGCAGCGACGACCATGAAGGGCGAAGGCGACGCGCAGGGTAACTTCAACTACGGCAAGAACGGTGAGTTCCGTAACACCGTGCTGGCCAACGCTGGTCTGACCCAGGGCACTACCGCGTACTCGCCGTTCGCGTCCTGCCTGCACATCAACAACATCGGAAGCGGCATCTGCACTGGGTTCGACTTCACGATCAACAACAACCGTGAGACCATCCCTATGCTCTGCTCCCCGTTCGCCAACACGGTGTACGAGGGCGTGGCTAACGTCACGGGAACGATGACGCTGCTGTTCGAGAACGCGGATGAGTACAACAAGTTCCAGGATGAGGTGACCTCCGAGATTGGCGTCACGCTCGCTGGCGGAGGTGCCGCAGGCGAGGACTCGATGTTCTTCTACTTCCCTGACGTCCGTTACAACCAGCCCTCGTTCGAGGTGCCGGCCAACGGCCCGGTGGTGCTTACGCTCAACTTCCGGTCGCTCCAGGCGACGTTCGGTGGCGAGGAAACCTCCTGCGTCATCGGCCGCGCCTGATAACTACACCCCGGTCCGGGCTGTTCCGGACCGGGGTACTCCTCCCTCCTACCCCCTACCTCCCTTACTAACATGGACCTTTCCAAGCTCGATACCGCTGAAGTCACCGCCGTCATGGAAGTGCGCCACCCCGTCTCCGGGGAGCCGCTGCTGACCGACGACGACCAGCCCATCACCATCACCCTGCTCTCGGCCGACTCTGACGAGTACGAGACCGCGATGCACGACGCCCAGCGCTCCGCCGCCCGCGCCGCCGCCCAGACGGACGGTATCGCAGACCCGGCCGGCACCACCCGCCGCGCCACCGCGGTCCTGGTGCGCTGCATCGTCGGCTGGGAGAACATCATCGTCGACGGCGAGGAGCTTCCCTTCTCCCGCAGCAACGCCGGCACGCTTCTGACCAAGGTTCGCTTCATCCGCGAGCAGGTCAGCAAGTTCATCGCCAACCGGGCCAACTTCCTGGAGGACTCCAAGGGGGAGTCCTGAAGGCTCTGATCGAGCTGGCGGAGTCCCTGCACAACAGGAACTCCGCCGGCAACTCAGGGCCGACTGAAGAACAACTACGACTCCTGGCGAAAGCCAAGGGGCTCGATCCCGACGAGTACGTCAACGAGCACCTGGGGTCTATTCACATCGAACCGAGCTACCGGTACCTGTGGGGAATCTACAGGACACTGGCTAACCGGCGCGGCTACAACGAGGGTATTCCGGAGGCCATCCGCTTCCAGGAGATCCAATCGTTCTCACAACTAACCAGGACTCCCCTAGACGCCTGGGAAGTTTCGATCATAACAGCCCTCGACGACTACGAGCGCGGGCTGATCATAGAAGAACGCCGAAAGGCTCAGCAACGCGCTGAGAGAAGAAGCTAATGACCGACGTCGCGAAACTCCAGGACACCACAGGGATCTACCTCATCGAGGTGGGCCCGTGGTTCTACTATGGGCGAGCGACGTGCCTTTATAAGCGGCGGTCCCAGCACCGCCGGGCCCTGGAGCGCGGCATCCACCGCAACCCCATCCTCCAGGCGGCCTACAACAAGTACGGCCAGTTCAGCTTCGAGGTGGTCCTGGAGTGCCCCAAGGAGGATTGCCCCCGCTGGGAGGACCGCTTCCTGAAGATGTGGATCGGCACCGACCACTGCTGTAACCTGAGAGGCGCTGAGGGGCCCCTGGTTGGCCGCAGGATGTCCGCGGAGACGCGGCAGCGGATGTCGGCCGCGTCGAAGGGAAAGTCCAAGAGCGCGGCTCACAGGGCCGCTGTGATCGAGGCCATGGCGCCCCTCCGCAAGGCCATCGGAGCCAAGGTCTCCGACTCCCTGACCAAGTATGCCATCCGCGTCACGTACGTGGACGGCCGGGTCGAGGAGTACAAGAACTCCCGGGTGGCTGCCGAGGCCATCGGGTGCCATCGCCAGTCGGTGGATAACTTCGCGTCCGGGGCCCGCTGCCCTCAGAACCCACGCTCGCGTAAGCTGGGCGTCTTGAAAGTGGAGAGATTCTGATGACAGATGTGGCCAAATTACAGATCCAAGTGGATTCTACGCCCGCACTCAAGGCGGCGGAGAACCTCGCAGCGCTTGACAAGGCCGCCGGCCGGGTTGTCAAGCAGGCTAAGAATCTGAAGCAAGCGAAGCTCGGCACCACCGCCAAGACCGGCGGCGCGGCTTTCAGTGCTATCAGTAAGCCCGTCGAGCAGGCCATCACGGACCTGACAAACTTCGGCAAGTCGCTCGACAGCCAGGCGATCTCGATCGGCAACCTGAAGAAGTCCGTGGGCGACGTCGGCACTGACTTTGAGAAGGTCGCCGAGGCTGTTCGTAAACTGAGCAGCGATGAGCAGGGCACCGCGCTGGATACGGTAGTCGGCCGCATCGAGCGCTTCGGTGAAGCCGCCAGGAAGGCGGTTCCCGGACTGAAGGGTGCGGCCAAGATGGCCGCCGCCCTGAAGACCAACACCAAGGGCATCGCGCGGCGGCTGGGCAGCATCAACGGTAAGTTCGAGGAGCTGGCCACGTCCACCGAGGGCTCGAGGAAGGGCCTGGCCAGCAACGCCCGTCTGGCTGGACAGGCAGCCACCCGATTCGAGAAGCTACAGGAGCAGGTCAAGCAGAGCGCGGGCTCTATGAAGAACCTGGAGAAGGCGCTCAACTCCACCACCCCGGCGGGCAAGCGTGCCGCTGGCTCCATCCGCGAGGTCGGCTTCTCGTCCCTCAGGGCCAACGGCTTCGTCCGCCAGTTCGCCACGGGCCTGGGCCTGGTCAGTGGCGGATTCGCCCTGGCGACCGGCCTCAAGGGCTTCGTGAAGGCTCTGGCGGACTTCGAGTTCCAGGCCGCTAAGACCGCCGCTGTGACGATCCGCATGGGAACGGCCTTCGATGTGGCCGCCCAGCAGCAGCAGCAGCTCGCCGTCCAGGCCCGCGAGCTAGGCGCCAGCACGCGTTTCACCGCGGTGCAGGCGGCCGAGGCCCAGTTCTTCCTGGCGCGAGCGGGCTTCGATGCCAACGAGGTCCTCGCGGCGACCCCCGCTACCCTGGACATCGCCGCGGCAGGCTACATCGAGCTTGGCCGCGCTGCGGACATCGCGTCGAACGTCCTCCAGCAGTTCAGCCTCAACACCAGCCAGCTTACCGACGTCGGCGACGCGCTGGTGTTCACTGCTAACAACGCTAACACCAGCGTTGAGCAGATGGCGCAGGCGTTGAACTACGCCGGCCCGTTCGCGGCCAGCCTGGGCGTTACGGTCAACGAGGCCACGGCCGCCATCGGTGCGCTCGGCAACGCAGGTATCCAGGGATCGCTTGCTGGTACCAACTTCCGGGGCATCCTGGTGTCGCTGCTCAGCCCGAGCCGGGAGGCCGGCGAGGAGCTGGACAAGCTAGGCGCCCGTCTCGGTGGGGCCCGCGAGCAGTTCGACGTGGCCTCGTTGGGCATCAAGGACGTGCTCATCAACCTCCGCGAGGCGACCGCCGCGGCTCCCGACGCCTCGGAGTCGCTGGCCAAGATCTTCAACCGACGGAACGTCTCCGGGGCGCTGGCGCTGTCGAAGAACGTCGAGGACTTCGTCGACCTCCTGAATGGACTGGACAGTGACCTGGGTTCCGCCAAGAAGGTGGCGGACTTCGTCGATGACACGCTGCTGGGCGCCATCCTTCGCCTCAAGTCTGCGGCGGTGGAGCTTGCGCTCGAGATGGGCCAGGACGGCATCGGCAAGTCCCTGCGGGATTTTGTCGACAACTTCTCTGAGGGCCTCCGCGTGCTGGCCGGGTCTCCCGCCATCCTTCAGTCCAACATCGCCGCCGCCACTAAGTTCGCTGAGGGCATCCGGCTGGCGATCGACGCCATCAAGGGCCTGGTCGTCGGAGGCCTGGTGGCTGGGCTAGCGTCAAGCCTGGGGTCGCTGACTCTTCAGCTCAGCAAGGCGGCCAAAGGCGCGACTGTGCTACAGAACGTCATTCTAGGGTCTCGCGCTTCCTTTGGTAAGGCGAAGGACGCGTACTCGGCGTTCTTGCTCCGAACGCGATCGTCTACTGTGGCTATGGGCTCGTTCAGCGGTACCGCCACGAAAGTGGCAAAGGGTGTACTCCCTGCGCTCGCCGTGGGCCTTCGCGGCGTGGGGGCGGCCATGGGCGTCCTGGCAGGCCCCGTGGGCGCCGTCATCGGACTACTCGCTGCCTTCGGTCCTTCTCTAATCAAGAGTAAGTCTACCGTTGCCGGGCTCGACGATATCTCTAACGCCTTCGATAGGACTGCCCAGGCCGCAGAGGCTGCGCGTCGGCGGGTAGAGGCCTTCGGAGAGCAGGGCAGCCGCCTGGACGACTTCCGTGAGCGCGTTGCCGCTGTCGGCGACGCGGACCTGGGCAAGGGCGTAGAGGGCACGGTCAAAGCCCTGCCCAGCCTCATCCAATCCCTTTCGTCGGCATCCCGTGCACTTACTGACTTCAGACAGTCTGCTCGCGGAGTCAACCGTGACAGCGCGGTACTTGGCACTGAGCTGTTCGACCTCCTAAACGCCGACGGGCGGGGGGCTGCTTTTGGAATCAACGGAGTGGCCTTCGCACTGACCAAGGTCGCAGAAGCCTCTGGGGACGCCGAAGCGCTTAAGCAGGTAAGAGATCTTATTGCTGAACTCGGGATCGCAGCGGACGACCTTGAGCGGTCCCTTGACCTTGCCATCCTGAACGACCCT